CAGATGGCAATCGATAGAGACTATCCAGAAAAAAAAGATTTTTTAGAAGAAGCTGAAAAAGAAAAAAAAGAATTAGAAGAATCTTATAAAGAATCACAAAGACAAACAGAAGAACGTAAATCCAGAGAATGGGTCAAAGGCTATAACAAATGGAAAAAATAAATGATACAACAACCACTTTTTAAACCACGAACCGAATGGGTACCACCGGAAGACTTTCCTGATCTATCTAAATATGATGAAATTTCAATAGACCTAGAAACTAAAGACCCTAACTTAAATATTAACAGAGGCTCCGGTTCGGTAGTAGGAGCAGGAGAAATTGTAGGTATTTCAGTTGCTGTTAAAGGTTGGTGTGGTTATTATCCAATTGCTCATGAAGGCGGCGGTAATATGGACCAGAAAATGGTTCTAAAATGGTTTCAAGCTGTATTATATACACCAGCCATAAAAATTTTTCATAATGCCATGTATGATGTGTGTTGGATCAGAGCTCTTGGCTTAAGTATTAGCGGTAAAATAGTAGACACAATGATTGCATCAGCCCTGGTTGATGAAAATCAAATGCGCTATGACTTAAACAACTGTAGTAAAAGATATACTGGAAAAGGAAAGAACGAAGCAGAATTATATGAAGCTGCTAAGAGCTGGGGTGTTGACCCTAAAGCAGAAATGTATAAGCTTCCAGCAATGTATGTTGGGACCTACGCAGAACAAGATGCTGTTATTACTTTAGACCTTTGGCAGGAATTAAAAAAAGAAATAAATTTGCAAGACCTTACTTCAATAATGGATATGGAAACAGAATTGTTTCCTGGTCTAGTTGATATGAAATTTAAAGGCGTTCGCGTTGATGTGGAAGCAGCGCACAAATTGAAAACCACATTACTTGGACAAGAAAAACAATCATTACGAGAAATAAAAAAAGAAACAGGAATAGATACCCAAATATGGGCAGCACGCAGCATTGCGCAAGTTTTTGACAAACTTGACCTATCTTATGACCGCACCGAAAAAACAAATTCTCCTTCATTTACAAAAAACTTTCTTCAGAATCACCCCCACCCACTAGTGAAACATATAGCCCGGGCTCGTGAAATAAATAAG